ATCGATCTTGCGAATGACAGCTGCCTTGAGCTGGTCGGCGATCGGCAAAGCAAGAACCCGGAACTTGTGCGGAATCTCACCGTCCTTGACGAGCTTAGCGAGGCCCTTCATCTGCTCATTCAACTTACGCTTCTTGGACTTGGACAGTTCCTCATAGTATTCCTCCTCCTCGTCATTGAGACTGAGAGCGGGACTTTCGACCTCGTCCTTCTCGCGACGCTGCCGGCGTCCGCGGTGACTCTGGGGAACATACTTGGACATTAGGTGGTCGATGAACTCCTCCTCTGACTCCTCCTCGTCGGATTCCTCTTGCTCGATGTCAATACGACTAGGGCCACCCTTCTGGATTGTATGGATATGAAGCTTGACGGATACCTTGGCTCCCTTGGGAATACGGAACTCCTCCTCGTCTTCCGACTCCTCCTCGTCTTCGTCTTCGTCTTCGGACTCCTCCTCAGACTCCTCTACCTGGAAATCAGAGTCCTCGGAGTCATCCTCCTCTTGCTTGGTCTTGAGAGTGTCGTCGTCAACCCATACTACGGGATCTGCACGCTTACGAAGATTGTATCTCTTAGGAGGCATTCTTGCTGGCTCTCAATATTTAAAACAAAGTAACTTCCATTTTATAATGGACGACATCGCAGGAATCGTAGAAGATCTCGAACTTGAGAACGATAAGGCTATGGCTTCCGATCCAGGTATTAAAAAGAGCTTATCTATCGTCGAGGCATTCATCAAGCACCACCCTGTAATGTGTTATGGTGGAACCGCCATCAACAATCTTCTTCCTCCCAAGGAACGTTTCTACAATCCTAAGACGGACGTTCCCGACTATGATTTTTTCAGCAAGACTCCTCAAGAGCACTCGGTTATCATCGCAAATCAGTTGATCAAGTCGGGAGTGGAAAACGTCGAAGTCAAACCGGGAATACACCTGGGCACATTTAAGGTCTTTGCCGATTTCACGGGTGTTGCGGATATCACGTTTCTCGACGAGAAGATCTTTGATAATTTATGGTCGGATGCAGTGACGATTGGCAAGATTCACTACGTGCCCCCGAACTTTCTGAGAATGTCCATGTACCTCGAGTTATCCCGTCCTCGTGGAGATGTTAGCCGTTGGGAGAAAGTATATAGTCGTCTTCAACTTCTCAATAAGCATTATCCCAGCACGTGTCCTAAGACAACGAAGCGGGTTCACGCGGATATCGATGAAGCTCAGCGGAAAGAGGTCGAAACGCTACTAAGGAAAGAGTCTGTGATCTTGCTAGGTGTCACTGCGTACGAGATTCACGTCCACAAGAATTGGACAAACCCGGTCATGTTGCTCGCAGAAAAGGATACAATCGAACGTCTGACAAAGGGCAAGGAGGTAGTCATTGACGAGGAGACGGAGATTCTGCCGCGCCGCCATACTGTCATGGACTCAAATGGCAAGTCGGCCATTCGGTATTATGAAACGTCAGCTTGTCACAGCTATCATACTCTGCCCAATGGTATTCGTGTTGCGAGTATTCCCACAATCTTGCAGTTCTTTTTCGCTTACGTATATTCCGTAGGCCCTCATCAGGAAAACGTGGCCAGTATGTTGTGTATTGCCCAGAGGCTCATGGATGTCGCAAAGTCTAAATCGAAACGTCGATTTTCTATTTTGATTCCTAAGGACTGCCTTGGGAAGCAAGAGAGTTTTATCGAGATGAAACGACACAAGTCAGAACTGTATACAGAACTGTCAAAGAACAAGGAATCGCCCGAGTTTGTCAGGTACTTTTTCAGTTACAATCCTAAGGATCCTGCAACACGCCGAAATAGTATCAAGAAGCTACTGAAGAAGACCCGTTCTGAACGGGTTAAAGGTTTGTAAACGCAAGGATTCTGGCTGTTCCTGAAGCCACGGATGGGGCATTGTACGGCAGACCTGTACACGTCGGGCATACTCCACCGGTAGACACTTCCTTGACACCTTCGAGGAACTGAAGATAGTTGTTGTAGCTGTTCTTAATACGCATGTTAATCGCATTCGGTGAAGTTGCGTTGAACTGTTGATACATCATGCGCAGACGAATCTGTGCTGTTACATCTGCAGAATCACGAAGACGCATTGCCTGAATCCCACTCAGAGACGAAGAGTTTTGACCACCAGCACTCATTACTCATCACTGAGAAGTTAAACGACCCGTGTACCAAGTGATGTCAAAATACGGAGGAGCGGCCGGATGTACCGTCATATCATTTGACGGGATAACCGTTGAGAGCGCTTCGATCTCGGACACCGGTAAGCAACGAGGATAGTACCTGACATCGGCTAACACACCGTCCCAATTCGATCCCATCGTGACGGGGCTCGTATTCTGCTTGGGAAGTTGCGCCAGTGCATGATGAAGACGGAGGATTCCATCGATGTAGATGTCCATTGCGTCCTGATCCACTACGATGGCAACATGTATCCACTTTGCTGCAGGGATACTGTTAATCAATACAGTCTCCTTCGTTCCGTATGTATCAACAGCAACGACAAACGCGTTAGAGGTTGTGTCGAGGTACAGCCCAGGGCAGTCGTCCTTTGTGAAGATCGGTCTCTGTGATCCATAGTTCACGGTGAAATCATTGATAAGAACCCAGCAGGTGTAAGTGAATGCGATACCCTGTTGCTGGTTTTGAGAACGGGGCATGTCACCCGAGCTTGTCTGTTTGGTATTTCCCGCCATTGAACCTGCAACTAAGACAGTTGCGTCCGTGGTTGGCGGTTTGCTCGCACCAACAATATTCCAGATGATTAGGGCGATAACGACGATGCCGACTATAAAGATTAACCCTCCGATGATAGTCATTGCTTTCTACTTAGAAACAAAGCCTCTTGCAGTGAACCGTATTCCATTCCGTTTCATATCGGCTACTGGTTTGGGTAATTCCCGAGGCGGTGGTTTGAAGATCATCTTTTCGACAGGGCTTGTTCTCTGCCATTCAATCGTCTTGTCATCAATGACTCGATCACCCATCTTGTAGATATAATGAATACGCGTTGGATCTGACCTATATTCGTTAGTTAAAAATCTGTTCTTTGTTAGACGGATAGCCCAATCAAAGTCTTCACCGGTCTTCAGATCATTAAACGAAATAAACTTCGCTACATCTGTCATGATAACGTTCAGATGATTTGGTGGCCGAGTAAAGACATCGTCGTATGCCATCATTGATGTTTCATCGTATTCGATGCTGTGAGTGAACGTATACTGATTGATCTGTCCGCGTAATCTCATGACATGATAGCTGTTGGCAATACATTCGACTGCATCTTGAAAGTAGGCATCGGTTACATCGTCGTCATCGTCAATGAAGGACATGTACTTTCCTTTAGCAGATGTCTTGAGTTCCTGACGCTTCGTTCCGATTGATTTTTCCCTGTTGTCGAATGACACACAAATCTCAATGCGAAGAGTTGGACAGATGCGCGCCCATTTTTCATTAATCGAATCCACCAGCGACTGGAAGGAAACCTCACGTCCCGATATGGTGGGGATTAAGATGCTCCAGTCATAGTCATACGACTTGCGACTGATGTAGTTATACATGTCATCATTCCAGTATCCTTGGTTTTTGTTGTATAATGCGTCTCCCTTTTCAGGAAAACCAGTCCCAGGGTGTTCGTGCCGTATGATACAGTGAGATATATAGACGGAATTCTGCGGCGTGCAAAAATCAGTAAACTCCGTATCACAGAAAAGGCTCTTGTAGGATGGATGGTAAATGTACCCAAATTTCTCATACATTTTACGCCCTAGGATTGACAGTGTATTTAGCTTTTCTCCTTGCGTCCCGTCATTGATCCAGACAATACCCTTCGTATCAGGGAATCTGGCCGCCATGTGAGATCGAATTATATCGTCGTATCCGTTCACTTGGGGAATCATGTCGTCCGAAACCAATACAACGATATCCCACTGCCACGAAATCCTATTCATGTCGGCATTTGCAGCCTCGATCTTAGTCTTGTTATCGCCAAAGAACATCATCTTCCACGCCACAACTTCAATGGTCCGCATCAGCTCATCTTTCATGAATGTATTCGTCATCGTTTCGTCGTCGTTGTCACACGAAACGCAAATACCAAGGAGATCCTTTCTATTTGCGAGTTGGACGTAACGTCTCAGAGTTGATATCACTTGTCTTGGTCTTGATCGTGTTGGGCATTTGAGAAGTATTCGCATTGTGATTAGGTTGTAAAACTTCTGACAGTTTTGCCCGAAGAGTCTAAGATTCCAAACGTGAAGTTGTATCCAAAGAAGTTAGCACTTGACGCTGGGTTTGTACCACCGGATCCGGCCGCTGATGACGAAGACTGAACAATCGACGAGCAGTTGGTTCCAGATGCATAAAAGGAAGACGCATCGGCAGGACCTAGCATGTTCGGGTACGACTTTACGTTACACACACTTCCGGAGAATCCTCCTCCGCCTCCAACCGTAATGTCACCCACGGCAGGTCTGGGAACACCGGGCAGAAGAGCAGACTTGACCAGGTTTCCATTGATGTACACATCTACGTTACGCTGGAAGCACGTTACGGTTACAGCAAACCACGTCTGAAGAGGGACGTTTTCAACTGTCACAGTGAACAGATCTCCCGTGGCCCCGGCGCCATTTGCTGGTGCCGGTGAGGATGCTCCCGAGCTTACGGAGTCACTACCAAAGACTGAGATTGAAACATCAAGGTTGTTATCTGTGGCAGAAAGCGAAATGTTCGGATTCGTAATGTATTGATTCGTGGCATCTGCTCTCGTCAGAATGGGCTTCGCTTGTCCGAACGCATAGTCCCAGTCCTTGATGTACATCCAAAACTGAATTCCGTAATCGGAGCCCGCGGCGATGGGGACACTTGCTGCAGGGATTACTGTTCCTGACTTTCCATCAATGGGCAGAGGAGCATTATCAACCGCAGATGAGGAAGACACGGATGGCGCAGACCATGGTAACGATATGCCACCAACGGCCGTATAGATAATATAGACAGTAAACGAAATCAGCGCAAGGCCGACAAGAACGATTAACAGTTTCCACATAACGTTAAGGGTGTTGAATGAAGATGATGACTGTGGCAATGGGTACGCCGGCGTCAACTGGAAAAGCGGAGCAGACATTTATCGTTTACAAAGGATCTTTATTAAAGGAGCAATGGAAAAACGGACAGCTCTTGCTCAAAAACCAATACCTATAATGTTCTGTAATAACTGTGGGGGGAAAGGGCATCTATTCAGGGGATGTATGGATCCAGTGCTTTCCTGTGGAATTATACTCATAGACAAACCTATTCTACCCGTTAACTTGAATACTACACGGGTTCTGATGATCCGGCGCAAGGACAGTATGAGTTTCGCCGAGTTCATGCGAGGCAAGTACGACCCGGCGAATACTGAGTACGTAGGGCTCCTGATTGGAAACATGACGATCGAGGAACAGACGGCGATCCGGAATCAGACCTTCGAGACGTTGTGGAAGACCCTGTGGGGGGATGATCATGCGTCCGCTGATTTCATTGCGTCGAGAGATAAGTTCAATCAACTCGATCGCATTTCTCTCGTTCAAAACAACCCGTCTGTGTACGCGGAACCCGAGTGGGGGTTCCCAAAGGGTCGTAGGGTTCGTAACGAGTCGGATGTAGATTGTGCGATTCGCGAGTTCACAGAGGAGACGAACATTGACCGCGATGCATACCTCGTTCTTCGAAACATTCGTCTCGAGGAAACATTCGAGGGACTGAATGGCGTTCAGTATCGTCATGTCTACTTTGTGGCCGTGCTGACACAACCCGATCAAATCAATTTGAATCAGCGGTTTACTGCGATGCAGCGCCGTGAAATCTCGGGAATCAGTTGGAAGACCTTCGCGGAGTGCGAGTCTCATGTACGACCTCATCACGTTCAGAGACAGGCCATGATTGATCAACTCAAGAGCATCGTTGAAACATTCGAAACGGTGTAGCAAGTAAGTATAATGATTACAATCATCACACCGTGCTCCCGCTCAGACAATCTGAAGATGATGTATGCGTCGATTCAGTTTGATTTGATTCGTCGCTGGATCATTATCTACGATACGACGCGGACACGAGGGATCTATACTACCCATTTTGATCATCCACAGATCGTTGAGCTTGGACATGTCAGCCCCATTGGGTCATGCTCTGGAAACAGTCAACGTAACGTAGGGCTTTCCATGGTATCTGATGGAATGGTGTATTTTTTGGACGACGATAACATTGTCCATCCCGAGTTTTGGAAACTCACAGTTGGGTTCGATACACACCATTTTTACACGTGGGATCAGCTTCGAAACGATGAGTTCGCAAACAAGCCAGGTGGAATCTTGGGAGGAGAGGAACCTCGTCTTCGCAAGATTGATACGGCTCAGTATATTGTTCCTAGGCACATGTGTCGGCCTTGGCAAGAGTCACTGTATTGGGCGGATGGAGTCTTTATCGAAGAGATCTACAATCAACATACGAAGCGACACGTGTACATACCCACGGTCGCAGCATACTACAATGCTCTTAGGAAGTGAAACGGAACCCTGCAAAGTAGACGGTTAAGCAATAAGCCACTACACTAATCGTAAAAATCCACCACCATACAGGGAATACAGTCGATTCCCTGTCGGTTGCCCCGAACGGGCGAATCCGTCCATTACGCCCGAAGGCGATAGACGGTTTCAGGTAAAGGAAGATGGATACGAGAAACAGATAGATAGTCACCATCCACATCCGATGGTTGCTCCGAGTGATATCCATTGTTTATGAGCAACGCAAATGTTTCCGCTTGAAAGACAATGAGCCGAGCGTATGTGCTTCCCAACCGAAAGGCATTTGCTGATGCCATCACACGTGTCTTCATGAAATACAGGGAAAAGGATAAGGATCCACTCGCCGAGGATGATAAAGACATCGATCTTTGCTTGAAGCAGACATCGGGCAACAATCGGGAGCTTTTTCCATACCAAAAGATTATTCGCGACTACCTGAAGATTGAGACACCGTATAGAGGTATTCTTGTGTATCACGGTTTGGGATCTGGAAAAACGTGCTCATCGATCGCAGTTGCCGAGTCGCTGTTATCAACGTCCAATGTATTCGTCATGGTTCCAGCGGCACTGGAAGAGAACTACCGCGGCGAGATTCTCAAGTGCGGTGATCCGGTCTACGCCATTGAACAGAATTGGGTACGAACTGCCCTCACGGAGGAGACTCGTGTAGAAGGCAAGAAGCTCGGCATTTCGGACAAATTCATGGACAAACACAGTCGATTCTACGTAACGGTTCCTGGTGGCGAACCCAATTTCACGACCTTTTCTAAGCAGGATCAATCTGTTATTCGTGAACAAATCAAGGACGTCATCGATAGCAGGTTTCACTTTGTTCGCTACAATGGATTGACTTCAACGAACATTGCGAAACATGTTGAGCCCGGAATGTACGACGATAGCGTTATCATCATTGACGAAGTCCACAACTTGATCTCGCGTGTCATCAATGAGTCTGATATTACAGGCAAGCTGTATGAGGCAATCTATCACGCCAAGCGATGCAAGGTGGTAGCATTGTCTGGAACTCCCGTGATCAATCGGCCCAATGAGATCTCATACTTGATGAATATGCTTCGCGGACCTATCGAACGCATTACAATTCCGTTCAAGACCATCTCGTCTTGGGATGAAGAACGAATCACCAAAGCGTTTCGTGAGATTCCCGATGTAGACACAATCGAGTTCAATGCGCTTAAGAAACACGTCATGGTTACTCGTAACCCCCCTCAGTTTCGGTCCACATACAATGGAGACGGTGACCGTATTGCCGTTCAGTACAAGAAAGACATGCCATATATTCCTCAGGCTGTCGATTGGATTGCCTCCATCAAAGAGAAGATCGAAACAGGTGTGGGTGGAGGTGAAATTGCTTCGGAGCGTGCGACAACAGAAGAGTTCACATGCCTCCCCACAAACTATGAAGAGTTTGCAAACCTCTTTCTAGATGGTCTCAACATTAAGAACCCGATGATGTTTCGTCGGCGCATTCAGGGACTCGTTTCATACTTCAAGGGTGCCGATGAACGCCTGATTCCTCGTCGCGTAGACGACGAACAAATGCTAGAACGAATTCCGATGTCAACTGAACAGTTCACACGATACCTTGAGGTCCGTTGGATTGAAATGAAGATCGATTCTCGTCGCAATCGATCCTCTCTTGATGATGATCTGGGAACCTACCGCGTTCCGTCTCGTCTTGCTTGTAATTTCATGATCCCTCCCGAGTTACGAGATGAAGTGCCCACTATTCAAATCAACGAGCGAGACGTTCCCGACAAGGAAGAGATGTTGAAGAGATTGAGATCAAAACCCGAACGGTTCCTATCCGAGAAGGCACTGGAAGTATTCAGTCCCAAACTACTGAAGATACTGAGAAACGTGAAGGCATCTGGGGACAGCAATCAGTTTGTGTACTCCCAGTATCGGTCACTGGAAGGTCTTGGCGTCTTTTCGGCGATCTTGGACGCTGCCGGATGGCAACAATACAAGATTGTGAAACAAGCTGGACAATGGGTGGAGAGCCCTGATCTGACAGAACGACCTGCCTACACATTCTACACCGGTGAGGAGGACGCCGAAGAACGCGATCTGACCCGTCAGATCTTTAACGGGACATACAGTAAAAACTTCCCGGCGTCCCTGAAAGAGAGTGTGGAAAAGCGCGGAAAGAAGATCTTGTCTCTGTTGATGGCCTCAAGCAGTGGTGCGGAAGGTATTACTCTGGCAAATGTTCGGCACGTTCACATCATGGAACCTCATTGGACCCCCGCTCGTCATGACCAGGTCATAGGCCGTGCGATTCGTATCTGCTCTCACGCCACTCTGCCAATGGATGAACGTACCGTCAAGGTCAGTTTTTATGTCTCCGTGTTCACGGAAGAACAATCCAAGTCAGCCGAATTTCCGAACATTGTGGCCATTCGTCGCAATGATACGTCGATGCGGAGATACGAAGGAGAACCCGTGGAAGCCTTCATGTCAACAGACGAGTATCTCTACGAGACTGCATATGAAAAGGAACGCATCAGCCAAAAGATTGGGTTATTGCTCAAAGAGTCGGCCGTAGATTGCGAGATTCACCGTAAGCTTCACGCCCGTGAGAAACCCATTGTTTCCTGTATGCGGTTTGACAGCACCACAGGAGCTGAAGACCTGGCCTTTACGCCAAACATTAAGAATGAAGACACAGATGCGACTGTGTTACGCAACACATCTCGCAAGCACCGTCGTCTACAAAAGGTGATGATCAAGGGGCTATTGCTACTCATTGATCCCGATACAAAGGAAGTCTTCGACGGACCAGCATGGGACGATAATCAGCGTCTTCTTCGAATGGGCGAGATGATCAATTCAACTTCAATACGGTTTCTACTTTGATGAGTTTGCGTTCCTCACGTCATCCAGCCAACTCGCACATACCGTATCCCATGTCTTGAACGTATACTTGCTAGCATTCTCAGTCTTGCTCGACAGAGTATCGATTGCCCGGCCCATCGCATCCGCAACATCGTCGGGAGAGAATGTAGGCGCCCACAGTCCCAGAGGCATTGTTCCAGCCGTGTAGCACCGTGGTCCGGCAGGAATGAACTCGGCAACTGAAGTATCCAGAAACGAACGGTACGTTCCAATATCCGTCACCACCTGCGGAGCACCTGTGTAGAGATGCTCAATCTGACACAGACCAAATCCCTCGCCGTCTGAGGTATTGATACCAATATCACAGGCGTTGTAGAGCTCATTGATTGTATCATCCGAGAGAGCCTTATTGTTCATATCACCCGTGTCAACGATGATCATACGCTTCCCAAGTTCCTCGACACTGAGACCATTGGCAATAAGTTCTGTATTGTAGATACGAGCAATGTCGTAGTATGCACCCTGATTGACATTGATGCTCGTAACAAACAACATATAATACGGCTTCGTAGTATCCTGCTTGAGAAGGCGAACAAACCCCATGATCGCGAGGTCAAGACGCTTGCGGAAGCTGTTGCGATTCACATTGAGGAACAGAACCGAATCCGAGCTCATGTTCATACGAGCCCGAATGCTATTGCGAACAGATGGTGTCACCTTGCTAAAGACAGACGAATCCACCGCGTGCTCGAGAATACTCAGATCGGCGGCAGGACCATACTTCCTGTACACATCTTCCCATGACTGTGTGAAGCAATAGATACGATCGGCATTCTTGTTCATGGTCTCAATCAGTGGAGGCGCAATACCCTCGTACACCTGATCGACATACAGCCAGAGCTTGTACGGAGTCTCACCCTTCTTGAACTTCATTGCCTCGATGAAACGATGGATGATAAGCGGATCATTATAGATCATGACAATGTCTGGATTCACCATCTCAAGGTACTCGTGGATCTTGTTGAAACCAAATCCCTCCTCCTTAGGATCCTCATTCGCCGCTGCGTCGTAGGTGACAATTCCAGTAGGGACCTTGCGAACAAACTCACGCTTGGGGTGACGCTGAAATCCAAAATGATACGTCTTCACAGCGGGAGCCAGCTTCGTCAACTGCTTTAGCAGGTTATATGCCACCTTCGAGTACCCTGTCGTCTGATCAACGTGTGTGCTCACAAGAACAAATCTCATTACTGTTGTAGTCTTTTCTCTACGTAAATCACAAATGCAGGTCAACAACACTCAGGATTACATTAGTCAGAAGAAGCGACAGATCATCGCTAAGTCGATTTCAGTTGCGTCTCCTCAGCAGAAGAGCCGTACTAACCAGCTATATCTTGCCGTCGCCGGAAACGGTGCGGATCAGTACAATCGCTTTGTCAGTGCTCCCGGTCGCAACAATATCTACGGTGCTCCACTTGGTAAGACATTCACATCCGTCTGCTGCAAGCCGGCGAACGCTAGTACACTGGCGTACACACCTCCTGCTGGATACACTACGATCTGTCCGTATCTTGCCTAAACAAACCCTCTGTCTTCTATACAATAGTATGCCTGGTGGTCTAATTCAATTAGCCGGCGTCGGAGCCCAGAATGAACTCGTCAATGGAAATCCTTCCATGACGCATTTTCGGGCTGTGTACCGCCGTCACACGAACTTTGCAATGGAGTCGATCCGAATGTCTTTCACCGGTACGAACTTATCGTTCGCACAAACCAGCACACGAACAATTTCGTGTCGTATCGATCGCTATGCACAGCTCCTTATGGATACATATTTAATTATCACGCTGCCGGACGTTTGGTCTCCACTGTCATACCTGGGTCTGGGCGTATCACCTCCTGATGGATATGACAAACGTTCGAACTCAATTGGATACGAATTCAAGTGGATCAAGAATATCGGTTACAACCTGATCGATAAGATCACTATCACGGCCAACGGTCAGGTTCTTCAATCTCTGACGGGCGAGTGGCTCAAGATGTATTCCTACTTGACACACGACTCAAATAAGCGCAAGGTCGTCGATCAGATGGTTGGAAACGTCCCCGAGCTCTATGATCCGGCAAATGGAAACGGACGCTCTAATCAGTACCCTCACGCAGTGGCCCCTACTGCCTATCCGGGCCTGACGCCAAACACTCTCATTCCCGAGCCGTCCATTCGCTCTCGTCAGCTCACCATTCCTCTTCACTTCTGGTTCTGTGAGAATCCTGGTCTGGCTCTTCCATTGGTGGCAATGCAGAACTCGGACGTATACATTAACGTCACGTATCGCCCTCTTGCGGATCTATATACAGTTATTGATACCGACAGCACATCCCATACGTACGGACAGCGTATCGCACCGACAAAGCTGGGAATCGGCATGTTCTTGTCGCCACCGAATCCGAACGGGACACCCAGCCAACCCGGGTTGTCATCCTTTTTCCCCGACCCATGGCTCGAGGGCAATTTCGTATATGTGACCGATATGGAGATGAATCAACTAGCCTCTGCAGATCAGACATTCCTAGTCAAGACGATCAATTACATCAGTAACTCGGGTCAGTATGGTTCGAGTGATATGTTGGTTCCCGCTTTCAATCTGGTGACACGCATGGTGTTTTCAGCGCAGCGGACAGATAAGATCCTCACGAATGACTGGGACAATTACACGAATTGGGACGATCCTCATGCTGCCCCGTTTACAACAACGAACACAGACGTCTTCTCAAGTCTGACCAATTCGAGTCAGTCGCAGACATTCTTGTATTCGAGTGGTCAGCAGCAAATCACATCGGTTTCCCCTCGTGATCCGGTCATTGACGGTCTCATTCTGCTTGATGGCAAAGAACGATTTTCTATAAAACCGGTCAGCTACTTTTCATTGATTCAGATGTACAAGCACACAACAGGAGAGGCTCCTGGTCTTCCAGGTGTCTATCAGTATTCCTTTGCCCTCAATAACGACATGTATCAGCCAAGCGGCGCACTCAATGCCAGCATGTTTAACAAGACAATTCTCAGATTGACACTACAGCAACCAATTCCGACGGCAGCTGGTATTCAGTCGCAGCAGGTTCAGACTGTTCTGAAATCAAGCGTATTCAGTCCCAACCCTGTTATCATTCCGACCGACCAGTGTCCTCTGTATGATCCCTCGGAGCTTGTGACTATTGTTGTCAACACAAACGGAGACAATGTCATCTTTGCTTATACGTACGACGTAGGCGTCTACGTAGAAGCGATCAACTTTTTACGCATCACAAGTGGTCTCGCGAATTTCGTATTTGCTAACTAACAATGAGCGTGACAATCAAACAAGCAACATGGGGCGACGAGACTCAGGCCACGGACATTACGGAAAGTATTCAAAAACAAATCAAGAATGGGTCCATCAACTTAGTCGCAAATTCAAGCCTGATGCCTGCCGTGGCACTGTTTAACACTGTCGCAAACTTATCGGATGACGATAAGGCAGATATAAAAACACAGGCAATCGCAAATTGCCAGGGAAATGCGAATGACGTGAACTGTATCGCAGCCCAGACGGCAAACCTTGAAGCGACTACACTTCAAACGAAGATTGCTCGACAGAATTCGCCGGCGAACATCATTGAGGGACGGCGTTTGACAGTCAATATCATTGATGAAAAAGGAAACGAGAAAACCGTGATGGTTCCTGAGGGCCAGACACTTACTGCCGGCAAGTCCCCTGCAACAACACCAACATCATCGGTATCGTCAAGCGTGAGTTCAACTACCATTAGCTTTCTTACAAAAGGAGGAGGCATTATCGTCACAATCATCCTAGCGGTCCTCTGGGTATTCAGTATCGCAGCTACATACCGTGCGTTGGTAATGAAAAACCATATCATGACCGCCTACGTATTGACTGCACTTGCGATCTTCATCCCGTACTCTGGATTAATCACAACACCAGTTGCCCTAGCTATCTTTTCATACTTAGAAAAACAACCCAAGAGTGTATAATGATACAAGCTCTCTGGGTCATTGCGGGGGTCATTGTGGGTATGCTTATTTCATGCGTTATCACACCGCCCACTCGTAAAGAAGTCACTGTCCCTACACCCCACGATACCGGTGTGTTTCACACGGACACGGGATGCATTCGTGTGAATTCGGTCGAGGTGCCGTGTGGAGACAATTCAGACTCTTTCAATCTTCTCGCTGTTAAGCAATGATCAATATCACACAGGGTCTTGAACGAGCCTCGGCCTTCTTTTCATTCGTGATCGGCTTGGGAATCTCTGTACTGCTGTTTCACCGTAATTACGATAGCTATCGCACACTTGCTCTTCCACTGACTGAAGTTCAAACAAAGACGAACAAAGTAGATGGAAAATGTTACTCGTATCGCGTGGAAGACGCCACATGTGAAATCCCGTCTTCCTCATAAACAATGGACTCTGACGCCACTCCGCTCGATGCTCTTTTGCCGTCGCCCCAGGGCCCTCAATCTGCCGGACCCATGCCCGGTATGGCAGGTTCTGATCACCACCCTCGTACACAGATGACACCGTCGTTTAAGCCGAGTTTACCCATGATGCGCCTCATGTGGGCCAACCTCACATTGTATGTGTCGTTCTTTCTTGTGACCGTTGCACTGTCTCTATCTGCACCTCGCGATCTCATTCTGAAGTATGTGCCGAATGCCTATACGTCGGGCGGAATTTTATCGTGGCAGGGCGCTGGAGTATTGGGTGCTGTAGCCGTTGTGGCATCGCACCTCGCGAATAACTTCCTTGTAAGCACGTTCGTCTAAAATGGATTTACATATCGTTTGACAACCGTATTTCAGTGCTGAAAATGAATACTCCTTCCAACGACTTTGACTACGCGACGCTCGGTTACACCATTAACGAGATCGACATGCTCCGGGACGCCACTCAGGCAGTGAACACTACGGATGGAGGCTGGACCATCCTTCGCGAGTTCAACGACCCCAAGGGGTTCTCGTGGACGCAACAACCGGACGTTCGCAAGATCGACCGCAACATTAAGTACGAGGGTCACTCCGGAACCTCTCATGCGTGGGTCATGAGGACGATGCAGGAGATCGCGATCAAGGGGCTCGACAAGTTCTCCGAGAAGGTCCTGGAATACCGCAGGACGGCCAAGCCCAGGCCTTTGCGCACAGGTGACGATCTGTGGCGGTTTATCGCCGAGAACGAGAACATCGGGGATGCGTCCTACGAATTCTTCATGGGGCTTAAGTTCAGCAGCAGAGATTCTGAGCGGTTTGCGGGCTTCGTTAAGGCCGCTCTCTGGCACCCCTACGCGATGGAGCGCCTGTTCGATCCCGATGAAAAGGATGTTGACCACGTGCTCCTCAGCGAGATCCAGGCAAGCCGCGAATCCTTGGGGGGAAGCGGAGGGAGTGACACCGAGGAATACCGCATCGTGCAGT